GCAGCCGTGACGATCCGCGAGCCCTCTTCTAAGGGATGGATTGAATGGCAACAGGTCATCAGCCCCGAAGTGCCGGAAGGCCAGGAGCCGGTAAAAATGACACCGGCGCAGACCGTTCACCGCAACATGCAGGCCGACGTCATTCTCTTTATCGATGTGCTTTTAGACGAGAACGACCAGCCAGTCTTCAAAGAGGAAGATCGGGCGCAGGTCGAAAAGATTTACGGTCCGGTGCATTCCCGTTTGCTTAAGCAGGCGCTGGAACTTAGCACCACGGCGGAAGCCGCTGAAAAAAAGTCAGAGAGCCCGGCACCTTCTTCTTAATGACGCTGGCGCTCAGGCTGGGACGCACGTTGCATGAGCTGAAAAATACACTTCCCGCCAGTGAGCTGAAGTTGTGGATGGAGTTTGACCGCATCAGCCCGATCGGGGACCGGCGCGCCGATCTGCATGCCGCACAAATCACCGCCGCCGTATTCAACGCTCAGGGCGGTAAGGTCAGTCTTGATGATGCCCTGCTTCAGTGGGAGGAGGCCGAAGTGGAAACAGAAGAAAACGGCCTCGAAGGATTCCTCGGCAAGCTTGCAGATTAACACCCGCTCCGGCGGGTTTTTTTATGGGTGAAATATGGCAACGCTGCGCGAACTAATTATTAAAATCTCTGCTAATTCCACGTCGTTTCAAAGTGAAATAGCCCGCGCCTCGCGTATGGGTGAAAACTATTACAGAACGATGGAGCAGGGAAGCCGCAGGGCAGAGTCCGCATCGCGTCAAAGCCAGCGCGCAATCGCCGACCTTAACGGCCAGTTATCGGGCATCAGCGATACTGCCAAAGATATGGCGGGGATTTTCGCCGGAGCATTCGCCACCGGCCACCTGATCAATCTTGCCGACGAATGGAATCAGGTTAATGCCCGTTTAAAACAGGCATCTCAATCGACAGAAGATTTCAGCAATAACCAAAAAGCGCTGATGGCCATTAGCCAGGTGACGGGCACGGCCTTCGGGGATAACGCCAGCCTGTTTGCGCGCTCTGCTGCATCGATGCGCGAATTCGGGTATTCCTCGCAGGACGTTTTGAAAATCACCGAGTCAGTTTCGACCGGATTAAAGCTGTCCGGGGCAAGCGCGGAAGAAAGCAGCTCTGTTATTACACAGTTCAGCCAAGCGTTAGCGCAGGGCGTTCTGCGCGGCGAAGAATTCAACGCTGTGAACGAGGCGGGCGATCGTGTGATCCGCGCCCTGGCTGCGGGCATGGGCGTTGCCAGAAAAGATTTAAAGGCAATGGCCGATCAGGGCCAGCTCACGATAGACAAAGTGGTGCCCGCGCTCATCAGCCAGCTCGGCACGTTGCGCGGAGAGTTTGCCAGCCTCCCGGCGTCTGTCAGCGGGTCAGTAACGAAAGTTGAAAACGCCTTTCAGGCATGGGTTGGTGCGCAGAATCAGGCAACCGGCGTCACCGCTTCACTGAGCGGTCTGCTGGACGGTCTCGCGAACAACATGGATCAGGTCGCCTCTACTCTCGGCGTTCTGGTGGGTATTGGCGCGGCGCGCTTCTTTGGCAACATGGCGTCAGGCGTCGGTACAGCCACGACGCAAATGATCGCAGCGCAGCGGGCTGAAGTTGCTCTGGCTGCTGCACAGGTTCGCGGCACGCAGATTTCCACAGCCCGCGCCCGTGCAACAGTTTACCGAGCTCAGCAAGCTAAGGCAGCAGCCGTTAGCGCTGACCAACAAGCCGCAGCAGAGAGAAGATTAACGGCTGCACAAGCTCAACTAACAAGAAATATGGCTGCCCGCGAGGCAGCGCAGACCCGTCTCAACTCAATTTCATCGATAGGTGCTCGTCTCGGGAGTGGCCTTTTAGGCGCGGTTGGAGGAATACCGGGTATTGTTTTAGGGATCGGCGCTGCATGGCTTTATACATCGCAGCAAAATGAACAGGCGAGAAGAGAGGCCCAAGAATACGGTAAGGCTATTGAAGATATTAGGCAAAAAACCAAATCAATGGGCCTTACCGATGCATCAGATAATATCCCTAAAGCACAATCTGCCTTTGCGGAACAAAATAGACTCATTGAGGAACAGAGTAAGAAAGTTAAATCTCTTCAAGGCGACATAAATACATTAAATGAGGCTCGTAATAACCCTTCATATAGTGGCTATGTTAAAGATACCGATTTAATTAGTTCGGTAACAGCTGTAACAGCAAAGCTTGCGGTTGAGCAAGAACGTCTTAATCAGATGCAATCAAAGTCTGACGAAATTCAGTCTGTTTTGGCTGGTTTGGAATATCGCCGCATTGAATTAATTCGGCAGCAGGCCGCCGAGCAAAATACCGCTTATCAGTCCCTGTTGATGATGAACGGCCAGCATACTGAATTTAACCGCCTTCTCTCCCTGGGTAACACGTTGTTGCAGTCCCGCGCCGGTCTGGTCAATTCGCCGATGCGCGTGCCGCAGGCAGAAGTTTCAACCAAGGATCAGCAGAGCTTACAGCAGAGGCAGCAGCAGGCTGAGCTAGCAGGCCTGACCGGTCTGTCGAAAGTACGCAAGCAGGCGCAGTTTGATTTGGAGAAAATGGGGAAAACTGGCGCGGAAAATGCCACGTACTCCATCCAGTACACCAAAGCCTTAGAAGACGAATACAACAATACCCAGCGGTTAGCTGATGCCAAAAAAGGCGCGAGTGCCGCAACCAAAGAGCAGAACAAAGCCGAGCGGGAAGCCGCGGCGCAGGCTGAGCAGTACACGCGAAAGATGGCCGATCTGAGTGTGGCGATTGAGGTGCAGAGGGTCAGAGCGACTGAGGGTGAAAAGGCGTCCGAACTTTACGCTGCGTCTCACCAGACCGGTACCAAATGGACGGAAGCGCAAATCAAGGCGATCCGCGAATCATCTGAAGAACTGGCGAAGTGGAATCAGAAAGCGGATGAAACGGTCAGAAAGCAGCGTGAGCAGGCCGACGCGCTGAAAGACCTCACGGACGCTGCCAGAAAATACCGCGACGAAACCGCACTCACAACGGAGACGGCTGGCCTCAGTGACCGTCAGCGTTCTCGGTTTGATGAAACGCAGCAGGTTAACCGGGTTTTCGCCAAAACCGACCAGGGCGCAGCTGCTATCTCAGCACGCAACGCTGCACTGACAGAACTGGACAATAAGTATAAGGCAACGGCGGCAGCTGAAGCTGACTGGATGTCCGGCGCTTCTCGGGGTTACAGCAACTGGCTGGAAGAAATCAGTAACGTGTCCGGCACTGTTTCCGATGGTGTTAAAGCCACGATGGATAGCGCCTTCTCAAATGTGACCTCCATGCTCGAAGGCAACAAAGTCAGCTGGAAGTCATGGGGCGTTTCTGTTCTGCAGATCATCGAGAAAGTGGCGCTCCAGATGGCGGCGGTGAGCCTGATGGGCGGAAGCAGTGGCAGTTCAGCGTGGGGAGGCCTTTTGGGTACGATTGCCGGTGGCGCGGCCAGTTACTTTGGCGGCGGTGCCGCGGCATCCTCCTCAAATGCATTTTCCTCAGGTTCTTACAGCAATCTCTCGTTCAATGCGAAAGGCGGCGTTTACGACTCCCCATCCCTGAGCTCTTTCAGTAACGGGGTATACAGCTCACCCACTATGTTCGCCTTTGCGAAAGGTGCGGGCGTATTTGGTGAAGCGGGGCCAGAAGCGATCATGCCACTGACTCGCGCTGCAGATGGCTCATTGGGTGTCAGGGCGCTGGGTTCAGGCGGTTCAGGATCAGGCGGTGCCCCGCAGGTTTACATCACGATAGACAGCAGCGGCAATGCCAGTACGGAATCCTCGGGCGGCTGGGAACAGTTCGGCACGCAGATCGCCAACTATGTAAACCAGTTATATCAGCAGAACAAGGCGAAGGATTTGCGCCCGGGCGGCGACATCTGGAACGCAATGAAAAACAGCAGGTGATCATGGCTATTCAAACATTCACGTGGTGCCCACGCTTAAATGCCGAAGCCGATACTACATTTCGTACCAGGAAGGTGCAGTTCGGCGACGGATATATGCAGGTTGCTGGCGATGGTTTAAACACCAAAAGTCAAAAGTGGACGCTTAGTTTCACCGGTAATGAAAATTACATCGGTGCGATTAAAACGTTTCTGGATGCGCATCAGGGGACAGCGGCATTCCTTTGGAAACCGCCGCTCGAACCATTGGGCATGTTCCGCTGCGACACCTATAAACCCACGGCGCTCGGTGCGGACAAATTCAACCTCGATGCCACTTTCGAACAGGCGTTTAAACCATGAGTATCAACAGCGATTATCAGAAACTTGAGCCGGGCAATACTGTCAGGCTCTTTGAAGTCGATGGCACGGCGTTCGGTGTTGGCGATATTCTCCGGTTTCATTCCTACAACATCCCACACACCGAAGCGGAAATCGAAGCGACAAACCCGGTCAGTCCGATCCGTTTGAATAAACCGGTATTGGATAGTCGGGTCACCTTCACCCGTGCTGGCGCTGCCAGTTACATCGGGCAGGATGGGAAAATATACCAGGCAGCAGCGAACCAGTGGCCACTTGAGTATTTGGGTGGTGTAGTTAAAGGGCGGAATGAACCTGAGCCAGCGGCGACAAATTACCTAAAGTATTCAAATGTCATAGCAAATTCACTCTGGGTAAAAGGTGGCATGACTGCGACAGCAGCGCGGCCATCGCCTGACGGCGGGTCAACGGCTTCGAAACTAGTGCCACTTACCACCAATGCGACTCACCAACTTGTCCAGAGCGTGGCCGGGGCGTATTCACTGGGCGACGTAATAACAACCTCTATTTTTGCAAAAGCCAATGGATTTAATGTGCTGCAAATTCTTTGGGGTGGAGGATCAACAGGATTAAATGGCGGTGCATTCGCCAACTTTGACCTGTCCACTGGGCTAACGAGTGGCAATGCTTCAAATATCACGATCATCGCTCTCTCAGGTGGCTGGTACCGTTGTTCTGCCACGGCTACTGTTACCGGCAGCGCGGATGGTGCCAACAGCAATGCCGGGTATGGCGTAATTCAAAATCTGTCACAAGGAAGAAGTCCTACTTGGGCCGGTGATGGTGTCAATGGTATTGATGTTTGGGGGGCGCAAACAGAGAAAGGAAATAATCTCTCCAGCTATATTACCACTGCTGCGGCAGCTATAACCCGTGGTGCGGCCACAGCTAATATTCCTTCAAACGGCGCTTCCGGGGTAAAAATCACATACTCAACCGGGGAGACAGCGAGCCTTTCGTTCGGTTCTGCGAGCTCTGTTGCATTACCGGCGGCAAGCCAGCCGTGGGGAACACGTTACATCACTAAAATTGAATATATCGGTGGCTCCCCCTCATATGACGAGTCGAAACTTCCCGCCAAATCAATCTGGTGGCAGGGTATAGAGTATGCGGCATGGCCTTGCCAGATAGAGGGGATTGAGTCCTCAACTACCGGGAGCAGCGCACAGCCGAAGCTAACCGTTGCCAATCTGGACGGCTCTATTACCGCCTTATGTTTGGCTTACGACGACATGCTTCAGGCCAAAGTTTCCATCCATGACACGCTGGCAAAGTATCTCGATGCGCGAAACTTCCCGGAGGGTAATACATCGGCGGATCCGACACAGGAAAAGCTGAAGGTTTATTACATCGACAGTAAAAGCGTAGAGACAAAGCTTCAGGTCGAATTCACCCTCAGCAGCCCGATGGATTTACAGGGATTACAGATCCCAACACGCCAGCTGCATTCCCTCTGCACCTGGTCTATTCGCGGTAAATACCGTTCAGGTGACGGCTGCGATTATGCCGGTACCCGCTATTTCGACAAGTTTAACAAACCGGTCAGCGACCCTTCTCTGGACGTATGCAGCGGAAACCTCACAGGCTGCAAACTCCGGTTCGGGGAAAACAACGAGCTTTCCTTCGGCGGTTTCCCTGGCACATCT